ACTACCTACATTATTTTGTTCTGGTAAACTTACTACACTATAATATTGTCCTTGCCATGTGTATTGAGAATTGTTAATATCTTCCACGCCGCCAATTACATACGGGAACATAGCCTCGCCGTCATTGTCTATAGTTGCCACATAAAAACGTATTGGTGTTGTTGGCGATTCTGGCGTTACACCATATCGCAAGTTTAAATGATTAGGTCTTGTAAAACCATAGGCGCCGCTGTATTCGTAGTCTTGAGTAAACTCGCCTGTGTATGCACCACCTGGACCATTTGGTCTGGTGCCTGCTTTTTTTACAAAACTACTTTGAACAGCAACAATATCCGCATTTGCTGTTTGGCCGGATGCAGTGTACTCTGCATAACCGTAAGGACCGTAAATTGGCAAGTTATCAAAACTCCAGCCGACAATTGGAGAGTGAGATGTAGTATCCCATTCTGTTAAACCAGCGGCTTCTGGTGTTATAGTGTATACACCATTTTCGCTAACTTTATTTCTATATACATGATCTTCGTTCCACAATCCGCCATCATCATATGTAACATTGCTCTGTGGATTAAGAATAGGAGTACCTGTAGTTGTAACACCTATGTATGTATTTCCTAACTGGTATGGTGTGCCAGTCTGTGATTGGTCAATTACTATAGATGAGTTGCCTAATTGCTGGAATGAGTAGTTTACAAGTTGGAAAGTCTTTTCTATATTGTTATTTGTAATATAGATGTTAGATGTCTCAAAACTATCAAACCCTTCGCTGTATAAATCCCATCCTTCAATATCCCATCTTAAACGTGAACTTACTCCTGTACCGTAAGTAATATTAATTCCGTTTGGTAATCCATTATTGCCTGATATATCTTTAAACTGATCAGTAATATCTAAACTGTTTTCTCTACGATTATTCCACAGAATTTCTCTAGTTGTGGTTCCTGTAGATGTAATTTCTGCTGGACTTAGTAATTCGCCTGATTTTGAAACTGGTAAAAAGTTTGCAACCAAATTAGGTCTAGCATAAATGTTGTCAGACAACAAATAATCACCGCTGGCAAAATTTTCTCTAGGTCCTTGCCTAATGATACCTTTTTCGATATCTTCCCACATTGCAAAATTAATTGCAGAATAGTCTGTGCCGTACTGGCTATCCCACCATGTTGGTTTTTCAAAGAAGCCTAACATCTCCCATGGATGTGTGTTAGGTCTCAACGTATCGTAATAGTATGAATACCAGCCTTTCCAATAACCTGGTAAATCTGCATTGCCTCTATAGTTCCAAGTCCATTCATCTAATTCTTCATAGAACTCGTTTACAAGAGGATCTGATTTTGTTCTATTAGTCCAGTTTGTAAAACTGTTTCTTAATAAGTCGCTATACTCTCTAGGTTCGAAATTTGTATTTCTAAAAGCACCTGGTCTGATATTTAATACATTCAAAGCAGGTAAACTGTTTGCATCTCTAAATTCTACTGTGCAACTATTGTAAATTCTATTTTCAAATTCTAACAGTATGTCGTCTACAATAGTTCCTTTTGTAGGTGTTCTACTGCCGTCATGTCCAACGATAACATCTATTGGTGTTGCAAAACTTTTATCAGTTTCTATTCTAGGCTGATGTAAAGGATACAAACCCATTGTGCTCGGCGTTGGAGGGCAGTTTGCACTATCTCTGTCTTTATTATAAAGTTTAGTGATTAATGTGTCGCCTACTTCTAGTGAGAATTTAGATTCTACTAATTTTATTGTTATAGGATTATAACTTGCAATAGTATAATCTACATCTAATTTAAGTAATGTATTTTCAAAAGTTCCTTGAGATTTGAAATATACTAACACTGAATTTTCTAATTTAGTTAGATCAGCATAATCTGATAATGTATATTCAAAGTCAGTAATGTCAGTTACATCAAATTCTTCTGTTGTGTAAGTATCGCCAAATGGTAATATATATGTAGATTTAAATACATCTTTACCTACACTGTAACTGTTTAAATTTCTTAAAACTTTTTCTAAAATATATTCGTTAGTAAAAGATTCTACACTAAATTGTTTATTATATGTTTCTATCTCTTTAATTAATCTGTTCTTAAACTTTTGATATTCTTTACCGACAAATCTAAGTGCATCAATAATGTTATGAGGTTGATCATCTAAAAGGAATGCCCCTAACAACAAATCTTCATCTGTTTGAACGATGTCAATTGCTTTGCTGATGTCTTTATCAGAATTATCAAAGTTGTTGATGCTTAAAGCATCACCACTAAATCCTTTTTGGGTTTCTATATATCTTTTAAAGTGTGGCAAAAATTGATGTTCTGCAATAACTTCAATTTCGTTATTGTTAACATTATGTGCCCAACTTAGTGGAACATTGTATCTACTATTATTAATTAAACGTAAACCATCATCTGACTTTACTTCTATGTCAATTATGTCGCCTAATTTAAAATCAAATGTGTTAAATTTAATTGTTCCGTCATTTTGGTATGCGTAATTAGAAACAATCTTTCCGTTAACTTTTAATAAAATATCATATCCGCTTGGCGCACCTAATTTAACATTTGGTACTGCACCAATATCGTAAACTAGTTCTTTATCTTTAACTAGTTGCGTGGAAATTTTATATGATGTGCAAATTGATTGTGTACTCAATTCGTCACTATTTTTCCAGTATGAATGATACTTAGGTGTATCACCTAGAACTTTATAGTAATATGTGCCTTTTATATCTCTTTCAATTTCACTACCAAAAGGAGTAAATCTATAAGTTTCTGTTTTTATAAAGTTTTCAAATGCTATTTCACTGGCACTCTTAGTTTGACTGTAACTAAGAGGAAAACCTAATACAGGATCGCTTGTGCCTGTACCTACTTTGTAATTGAAAATTTTACTTCCTGCAAATGTGCTTTGAGCGTAAGTACCAATATTTGATAACGACTTGCCGGTGTCATCATATAGATTGAACAACGGTGCTTGGTTAATAGATGTTTTAGATTGCGGTGTATAAAAATCTATATTTTTATTAAACTCTATAATCGGTCTTTTTGCACGATACTTTTTATTTGGTACACTGTCACCTACATCTAAAAAGTTATTGACATGATACCAATGGTTACTGTTTGCCCATTCTGTACCTGTTGTAGAGTCTTTATCAATAGTTATATAATCTATTTCGTCTGCACTACCTACTGTAGGCTTTGCAGTAAGTGTAATTGAATCACCTACGCCGCCAACTACAAATGTGGTTGCTGTTTCACTTGCTGGAATAACAAAGTCGCCTGTAAACTCTACTAACATGCCATTACGGAATGCTTTTCCATCTGTAGGAGTATACTGTTTTAATCCTCTAATATCTTTATCTAGGTTTAAAGGATTAGCCGCTGTTGGAGTAATAGTTATTACTGATGGTCCTGTTGGGGACCAAAAATATTCAGAAAAGTTAATTAACTTATCTATATTAATAGGTGGCATAAATGTTTGATAGTGACTAGCAAACAGTGTATTATGATTTCGAACATTTACGCCAAATGATTTTAAGATGTTAACTAATTCGTCGTAGAAAATAATATTTTCGCTGTCGCCTGTGAGAGGATTAAGATTATTAATTGCTGGACTTAGTGAGTATGCACTTTTATCTATATCTCTTACAGGTAGGAAAGCACCAGACAATGACGCCTCGTCTCCTGATTGTTTACCAATATATCCTTTTAATATTTCTGTGTTAGCAGTACTGTATAATTGATCAACTGTACTTTCAAAAAAGTTTTTGATGGCAGTAGTCTGCAATACAACTGGTAAATTGTTTAAACCCTTTTCAGCCATTAATTATCTACCTATCAGTTCTTAATGTTTGTGAACTAATTTTTTCTACAACCTCAATATCACTTACTGTTGCTGTACTTAAAAATAGTTCGTTTGGTTCTGCTTTAACTTGGAATAAATCTCCAAAAGTTCCATCAGTGTTTTTAGGTAATATTACAATACTGCCAATATTACTCCCTAACTGCTGATGTACATAACTGCTCAATTCAGTAAAATAAAATGTTTCACCGAATTCCCAATTATTAATGTTAAAGTACGCATTAAACGCCTTAATAATTCTACTTCTAATTTCGTTATCACTTAAAGTCGATCCTTTAAGTTTTACAACTCTAAATTTTGCTTGTACAGTTTTATCTGCATCTGAGCCGAATAATCTTTTAAACCTAGCACTCTTAAATACTAATGTATCACTGGCCGCTTTAAATTCATCTAATGCACTAAATTCGTTTGCCAATTCTGCACTTGTAGGCGGTGCAGGAAAGTTTGTTCCTGGTACATTGATATATTTTTGTATTTCTGTATTGTACGATGTTGTTAACACTAACATTTCTACAACATTACTGATACTAGGATCAATTCTTACATCTTTAGGCGCAACATGTTTCCATTTGAATATTACTTCATCGTTTGTTTGTTCTGCATTATTTTGGCCTGCCGCTCTACCATTTCTCACAAAGTATTGATCTTCTGTTTGTAACAGTCCATTAATTTTACTGGAGTTAGTACTAGAACTTGTTAACCTAAATATTTGTTTTGTATTGTATACATAAACTAACAGGCCTTCAAACTTGCCGCCTTCGTTTTCAAAGTCTTGTACTTTGTCGGCATCTTTAACTATTACTAAGTCTGTAACTGTTAAGTCTTCTTCGTTTAAGAAACTACCTGGTGATACAGTTGCTTCTGTGAAGTCAACTCTAATAACTGTTTCTTCTCTAAGGTCAACTATTTTGCCTGAGAAAGGTCTACTATAACTATACCCATCAAAGTCTGTATAGTAGTCAAAGAATATTAAATCATCCTCTGATACAAATTCTCTAAATTGTAAAGGTCTATCTGGTACTAAATCACCATCTGTGTCAGCCGGTTTCACAATTACTTTTTTATTATCTGTAAATCCATCGTTGTATTTTACAGGTGATGTAATTGTCCAAGAAATTTCATTATCAAGTTTTTCTTTATCAAACTTGTAGTTAACTATTAACTGATCTGCACTTAAACCTTTTGCGTCTCTAACATGTGTATGCTGATTATTATTCCAACCAGTAATAGTTAAATTACCAGTTTGTGTTGCAACATTACTGTTTGCAAGTAGTATTCTGCCTGTAGAACTAGGATTATGTGTAAGGCCGTCTGCACCAAAACTGTGTGTTGTTCCACCGGGTGCCGCTTTATATATTTCATACACACCTGTAGCAGTGTTATAATCTTTATAAACTACATTTCCTTGTGCATCTAATACATTGTTATTACCAAACGACACATTACTAAAAGCAAAAGTTAAGTTGCCTGGCCAGTAATTAATTTGTCCTGTATTATTTGATAATGTAATATTGCTGTATCCTGAGTCACCACTTTGACCAGCAACAAAGAAATAAGGTTGCAAACTGATAACAGTAGGTTCAACAAAAGTGTTACCTGCATTGTCGCCTTCAGGGAATATACCAAAATTTGACTTCCATGAAATATTTACATCATACCACTTTGTATTTCTAGAACGCAACGGTATTTCAGGATTCCAGCCTGCAGGTTGATAAATTTCGTTTGTTTGATTACTTCTAAATTTGTCGCCAATATCGTTACCTGTTGTATCTTCCCAAGTAAATGTTTCTGCACTTCCTGGTTTGAAATTTAATTTAGTAAATGTAATCATATCCTGGCTTGCAGTGTTTGTGCTATCTGCAACTTTGGAGTTATTGATATTGTAAAACTTGAGATCTTTTCTGCTTTCTACAATGTACTTTTGTGCTCTATAAGTAATATTATACACTGTTTCATTATTTAATTCGGTGGTAACTAAATCAAACTTTAATAACCAACTGGAGTCTTTACCAGGAGAACCTGTAGTATCTTTAGCAAATATAGGACTAAATTCGCTGTTAGATATATTATTAGTTTCTATAGTATACCAATTATCTAATAAACTGTCATAGCCTATTGCAAATGACTTTCTGCTGTTCATTAAAGAAGACATTGCATTTCTTTCTAGTTGTGTAAATTCTTTTCTGAATGTGCTAATAAACTCAACTGCTTTCCAGTTATGCTTGATTTTTGCACTTAACTGTATAGGACCTCTAGCAGTAGCAATACCGCTACTTACTTGTCCGTTGTTATCTACAGACACAATTCTTGCCCATGCATATTGACTTGCGTCATTAGGGTCTTCAAATTTTATAAAATTATTTTCTTGGAACATTTTAAACATTGAGTAATTGTTAACCAAAATGTTTTCTTGTCCAGGAACAGAACTTGTTTCAGTAAAATAACCAGTTATGCCTCTTCCTGTTACTACTGGTAGTGTTTTCCAAGTAATATTAAAAGGACGTAAATTAAACTGGTTTGAACTAAATTCGTACCACTTGTTCCTATACTCATTATATGCAAAATTATTTAATATGTCTCTTTTTAATATCTGCGGTATATCGTATTGCAAAACTTCTTGAATAGTATTGTTTTGGCTTATTCTAATTCTGCTTGATTCTGTATCTACTTCAGTGTACAATGCACCATCTTGTGCAAATGTATCTACATTTTGATATGTGCCTGTTGGATCATTGATATCAATATATCTACTATGTCCTGCATGAGTTCTATTAATTGATTTTAATTTAGTAATGTTTGTGCTTTGGCTATAAGGAAATACTTGATAGTCCTGGGCACTTACCATTCTATTTTGTGTATAGAATGTTTGAGGTGCTCTCTGTTTGATAGCAACTAAATCTTCTGGCGGTAAACTATTTTTTACACTGTATTTTAAACTCATTATCAACGACAGTGTGTGTTTTTCGCCTACTCCGTTTTCGTAAGGAATATCCACAACTACGTTCCTAGCATTATCTGGATGTAATACAAAATTTCTTCCTATGCTACTTCTAGTATAAAGTCTAAAATTACCATAAGGAATATTACCAAAAGTTCCGTCTGGGAACTTTAATCTTATTGCATCATTATTTAAATTTTCAACTGCATACAGATTTCTTGTACCAAAAGCAACATCGTTATAAGTTAATGTTTGACCAACTGTGTTAGGAATTCTTTTCCACTTATTAAGTGCAAATCCCTGATCATCTAACTCTTGCAAGAATACATCAGTTTCATTTATGTTATCTAAAGTAATATCTTGTACTCTGCTTTCTACCGGAACACTGAAATCTAATGCTGTTTTGTTTAATTTACCTTGCTTAAACATTGCAAAGAAGCCGGTATTGTCACTGCTTAACCCTAAGCCGTCGTTTCTGTAAATAATATTAAAGTTGTTTAATAAGTCTGGGTGCTGTTCTTCAAATACACCACCATCTTTAAAATCTGGATTAACAATTTCAAATGGCATTTTTTCGCCATTTATTGTCAAACTAAAAGGAATAGATACAGGACCGTTAATTGGAGTTTGTATTTCGTATATCTCTGAGTTGACATTGTTTACAACTCCAGTTTTTATTGGCGAGCTAAATCTATTAACACTGCTCATTGCGGCATTTAAAATTGTAATAAACTGTTCGTAACTGTCTGGATTATTAGCATCGTCAAAATAAATGTTAGTGTTGTTTAAAGGATTGCCCAAACTATCAGTTAATGACTCTGTGGTTCTAACAGCATCTACTTTCATTAATCCACTTGCAGGCATATTTCTGCGAGGATTATATCCAAGCATTCTTGCAAGTTTAAATACAGAGTCTCTTCTTTCAGCAGTTTCTAAAAAGTTTTCTCTACTGTTGAGATCCATTCTGAATGCCAGTGATTGAGATATAAACGCCAGCATTTCAATGATTGCAATAAATTCAGAACTTTCTGTGTAATCATTAAAGTTTTCAGGAAAGTTTGTTCGCACATAATCAACTAAAGCATCTTTGATTGTATCAAAATCGTACGCCTGAAAGTCTACTTTACTGAAGGCTTTATATGCGACTTTCCAATCTTCTGCCGCAAATAAGTTATTCTGTCTTGACACTATTGCCATCTTAACTATCTCTCGTAAATTCTAAATATAGTACATCTTGAGATTCTAGTACTACAAAGTCTAAATGTAATTCAATTCTAATTGCATGATCTGAACTATATAAAATGATATCATTTAATCTAACTCTAGGTTCGCGATCTACAATTCTAATAATATCTTCTTTGATCTCTTCTTCAGTGAAAGAATCTTCTGGGTTCATTAATAAGTCATGTACTATGCACCCAAAATTTGGTCTCATTACACGTTCACCTTTTTTAGTGTAAAATTCGTTCAGTAGATCTCTTTTCACCAAATCCATATCAGATAGAGAATATGGTGCTCTAATCTTGTCTACTGTACTAAATCCTTTGAAC